CGTAACCGCTTGTTTGACTGCTTCGATATTGTACTTCATTAAATCCCATAACTTCTCCACAGCAACATCACGAGACTGTCTATTAAGCCAACTGATTGTGGTTGATTTAGAGTTGAATTCGGGAATAGAAACTATTCCTTTTTTAGGATCTAGAGATGAAATCTTACAAGCAAACCCAATTTTTTTGAATGTCATAATAGTTCTTCTAACATGGAGTTTTCGCCCCATAGCATGTTAAGTTTGCTCTTCACGTCAGACATGGAAATAAAACTCTTTGTGTTATAAGGTACGACGTGAAAAACCCCATATTCATACAGTAGATAATACTCTAAATCTTCGAATTTGTCAATACATTCGGATGCGTACTCTTTGGCTGCTCGATAAGTATCAAGGATACATTGCTGAACGCTTGGTTGTTCGGGAACAAATATCATATGTAAATCAGTCAATGATATCTCAATTCTTGGACGATATGAATACCAACTCATGATTTAATTGTACTCATTCTATTGTGTACAACGATCTCGGGCTTGAGAATCCCATATTGTTGATACAACCAAGTAATAAAATGCTCTACTGATTCACCGTTGTGAGTAATAGAATATACTTGATAAGCATGATGTAATTTATCTAACCATTGTTTATCGTTCATGATCTTGTTCTCTGTTGCATAAATTGTTACCAACGCTGATCTCTGATCGAGTTATCTGCTTCTACTACACGCTTTCTAAGCGAACTTGAACTGAATGAATGATCTCTAGAGTTAAAAATACAGCGAATCTCACGATCACTACATTCTTTTTTCCCAGTAAACTCTTGATTTTGATATTCGACTCCTAAGATACGAACGTCGATTGGTAATGTAAGAATTATATCTCTTAGATCTTGCTCAGTTTGATAGATCACTATATCGTCTACGTATCTACAAGAAGCCAATAGCATCTGTCGTTCAAAAACGGTTTGAATAGGCTTATTTTTAATCTCGGGACGATCAATTGTGGGATCAGTTTGTAATCCTGCAATAAGATAATCACAGTGATTTTTTGCTTCTGCTAACATAGCAACATGTCCACAATGCAAAAGATCAAAGGTACTAAACGTTATTCCTATTTTTTTGTTCTCTTGCTTTAGCCTGTTCAAAATCAAAAAGTTCATGATTAGTTTCCTATTCAAGATACTTAGTCATGAACTAATTGATTTGGAAATAACTATTTAGATATTAGCATCTAAACGTCGAGCATCTTCTTCCCACATGTTTTTAGTTGGCTTGTTTTTCAAAAACTTCTGATATTGTTGATAGGCATAGCTACGCATGTTATTGATATCCCGCTCATCATATCGATAGCCATATGATCGACAAAAGTCTAAATATCGCTCAAGCTCTTCAAAAATAGGATGATTGGTAGTGGTAACTGAGGAACTAAGTTTCTTTTTTGACATGATTAAATTGAAATTGAAAGATGTGGTCGGGTAGATGGATAATGTACAGTGACACCTGTTTCGCCCGAACCACTTACCGAAATAGTGATATCACCGATGTAACTCAATGCTAATATACTAAAAAGTTTATCAGCAAGAGAATGACATTCTTTAAGACTATCGTCTTTGGGACGATACTCTGATTCTAGTTTTTTAATAGCCTGTTTAATGATACTGATATCAAGATCTGATTCATCAGTAACGACGATCTTAAATGACGCTCGAAAAAAGCCTAATAGTCGTTGCTTATGCTTAATGCTTACTTTACATTCATCAAGAACTCTACGAGCACGATCTTGTCTAGATTGTATAACTGGTAAATCAATCATTAGTTTGTCCAATTTTGCTGTCTGCTAGAATAGTTACTATTTGTAAACGATCTTCTGCTTGTTGTAAATCCTTAAGAGCAAATTCAACACTAGCATTTTTCTTGGCTAATTCTTGAATTCTTTTTTCTTTTTCTTGTTGACGACAAACCCACTCAAGAGCACTCTGAATCTCAGGCGTAAATTCAATGGTTATAGATGAATTTGAAGGGCTATGCCAGGCACATCCGTCATAGATTTCAAGTCTCTGAGAATTAGAATTGAATCTCATGTTACCAGATGACTGTCCAAATCCAATATAAGGCATTGTTGATCCGCCCGATATCATGATTCCCTTACCTCCAACGATATTGGCATCAAAAATTACTCTTGCGCTCATCGTTGCTGTGCTGGAAGAAGATATACATAATCAATAAGCCCACTATCCACAGTGATTTGCATAGCGCCCTGATCACTGATATGAACTCGCTTATCTCCAATGAGATCCATGATTCCAAGAAATTGCTTTACGGGCCAGCTCCAAGCACGATTTAATGTACCTGCTACAGATGGGGCAAAGATAAAGTTGCCGCTGTGAGTGCTGACATCGCCAAAATAAACTCTGATGTTACCATTATCGGTCTTGGTTGTAAATAAGGTTTCTTCACTATTGGCACTTGCCTGTCTTTTAAGACGCTGAATATTGTCCTTGGTTGGCTCAAATGAAACATTCCAAGTAGCTCCAGCAAACTTAACTGGCTTGACTCGTTCTTCAACAAGTGCTTGTGACATAAGACGATAATCATTGATAAAGTCTGCTGTCGCTGTTTCAAAGTGAATGCTCGTAGGAATAGTCTCACCGTTTCTTGTTTCACGAGTCATTGAAATCTTGGCATTCTCAGCATAATCTTGAAATCCAAGAATAGTTCTAAGCTTTGAAAGATTAGGCATTCCAAATAAGCCAATGAAATCTGAGTGCGGATTTTTAAATTGTGCCTCAAGAATAACGTTTCTATCTTCAGCAATAGCGTTAATTTTGGTTTCTTTGTCTGTTCCTGTGATTTTTACTAAATCAATAAAGCCTAAAGCACTGGTATGAGAAATAATGTCTTGAAGATGATCCTTCATTGTGTAATCCTTGTATTAATGTTGTTAGTATAGTATATTTGCTGCTTGAAATCAATAGAATTGGAAGAGTTGGTTGAAAGTACTTCTAACATCAGTGGCCTCTCTAAGATTCCACTTGAGTACTCCCAAGAGATTCTCTATCTTCTCATCAACCAATATTCGTTCCATTTCTGAGTCATCAAAGTGTAAACTCTTAAACCATTCGGGCAAGCGAAGCTCATCAGTGGGATAAGCAATACTTGTCATGTTTAGAGCATTATTTTTTAGCTTACAAACCACAATCTTCATGCCATCCATGATCTTGGTGCTATAGTTATCGCCGTTCATTTCACGAAGATAATTCCAATTAATAGCCGCTCGAACATGACCAGGCATATTGAACTTACCTGTTTTGCTCTTACGCTCTTGATCATGATACCACGATAGTTTATTAACACCTTTTGGGCTACCCTTGGTCCAACTTGCTTGCTCTTTGAGCGTTTGCTTGAACTCTGTAATCATGCTAATTACAGAATCTCTATCAGAACCAGCCAATACCTGAGTTAATACTTTCATCAAGAACTCTTGAACATACTTTGGAGTATCTGCTCGTTTAAGATCAAGACCCATTGCTTTAATGTCGCCCATCTTACCATTTGTATCTTTACGCTTTCCCTCTTTGTCATAGATGTTAACAGCATAACGCTTTTTAGTGATGAACAATCCACGATCTGCCACTAATTCACGACCTGCCTTGATGATGCTACCTCTATTCGGAGGACAATGAAATGCTCGCTGTAAGAACTCAGGAAAACTAGCGTTTACTGCTTCGCCCAGTTGATCGTAAACCTTTACTGCTACATCTTTGTTCCAAGCCTGACGAAGTTCATGATCTCGGATAAGCATGGGATTGGCTGTGAAATAGCAACTATCAGTATCACCATATACAATAGCGTCACCTGTATGATCATACTCTTCAGTAATCAATTCATTCAGATAAGCGCTCATATGCTTGACAATTTGTCTGCCATTCAGCGTAGTACTTTGACCAATTCTGATATCATAGAATCTACAATGAGGATTAAGCAATGCTCCATATGCACTGTTCAACAGAATCTTACGAACCAACTGCCGTTTATCATAAAACTCTATTTGTTCTTTATCAGAAGCTTCTTGTGCCTGCTTTAGTTTCTTTTGAAGATCCTTACGTTCGCTGTACCAACGAGTAAGCAGACTGGGAACAATACCCTCACGTTCATAAGTAAAAATAGTACCATTAGCAGTTAGCATCCAAGGATTATTACCATCAAAGATGATTTGCCAAAGTTCAGCAGCGCTAACAAGATCACTACCACCTTGTTCCCAATCTACGGTAAGAATGGTTGCTGGATCTTTCTTCATCACTGCTTCATATTCTAATGTGCCGAACATGCTGTCCCATGCTCCAGCAAATGAACTACCACTTTTGATTTTTGAATCGATATATTTGTTGGTTAAGTCAGGTCTGATTTGTCCAATGATCGTTTCTGCGGCCATGTTAAGAGCGCGGATCGTTGATGGATAAAGCGAGTTAATGTCAACGGCTGCAACCCATTCGTGAATTCCTTTTTTGGGCGTAGCAACATAGGCACCTGCCGCTGTTGGTTCTTCATCGATATTCACCTTTCGTTTATCTGGAACTATAAGACCCTGACTATGGGCCTCGTTAATGATAGCCTGATCGATCATAGCAACAGAACCCATAACTGTTTGTAAGAGCACTGTGTTTTGATGAGCGATACTATTAGCAAGATCCAAGAACTTAAGCTTAGCATGAATCTTGTAAAGCAACATCGTATCTTGACGATTATACTCTAAGAACTTAAACCAATCACGATTGTAAAGTTGATCAAGCGTTCCCTCGTACTGAGTTTTATTCTCACCAACTTCCATTTCGCCAATGTAGTCGAGTTTATAACTATGTCGTTGCTCATAGTTATATTTTTTGTAAAGCTCAAGATAGTCCATATGAATACGACCAATAAGATCGTATGTTTGTTGTTCTTTCTCGAACATTATATAAGTTCTTGGCTTAGGAAACTGATTCCACAAGCAAAATCTACGAGTATCATCCTTGCTAAGAACACGAGTTACTCTGTTGACCATATAGGGAATATCATACCCTGAACTGTTCCAACCTGTTAGACAATCTGAATCTTCAATAAGTTGAAAGAATGCCTCGAACATCTCTGCTTCATTCTCACAAATAAGTGTATTAGAGAACTTATCAGCAATTGATTGACTTTGTTCTGGGGTTAGAGTTTTTGGAGGCAAACATAAAGTGAATAGTTCGCCAGTCCAATCTTGATATAGACTAATTGCCGTGACAGGGTTAAACGGATCCTCGGGCAAAGCAAACCCTCGCTCAGGATTAAAGTCAGTCTCAATGTCAAAGAACACTGTATGCAATTGTGGAGGCTGAGCATCCCGATAGTTATCAGCCAAACATCTGAATACAGGATTGATATCACTTTCCCACAAGCGTTTTCCAGACTGAACTCTTAGTTCTTTTTGAAATTCACTACGTCGTTTAGAACTGAATCTGCTTACCGACGTTCCGTAAATCGTTCTGAATTTCCCTCGGGGATCGTCGTAATAGAACGTCCAATTAGCAGGAAATTCTTGATAAAGACGCCGACCTTTTTTATCACGTTCCACAACATGAATAACATCGCGATCACGATCAATGATAGCATCAACGTAACTCATTAAAGTGTTTTGCCCACAGTCTGTAGAATATCTTCTAACAACTGTTGCTCGGCTTGAGTTTTTTGTAGTTCAGCCTTGTGAGCAATTTTAATTGCTCGTTTGAGGACAGAACTCTTGATGTTTAGTTCTTCGGCAATTGCCTTGATAGTATCAGTTAGTCCGCCGTTTAGAGTGTCAATTTCATGTAGAACTTGACAGCCTTCGTTGATAAGTTGAGTGAGTTTCGCCTTTTGATCGGCACTGAAAGTTTGACCTGACATATTGTTTCCATGTAAGTTAGTAGAGTAGTTATTCTACTCTCTTGACGTAAAAAGTCAATGCTTTTTGGAAGATTATGCTCTACAATATTCCAATACTCTTACACATTTTGGATAGATACGAGCAAGATCAGTATAAAACAACTCAGGTGGTCGCTCACTATAAGCTCGATACTCTAAAGCCATCATGCTCATATCACGATAATAGAATTCGCTTGGCCAACGATGATAGTTAAATCTAAGACCATCTACGAGCATACATTCTTCTGCTACTCTCTCAAACCCATGCTGTCTCTCTGTACCCTGAGTTTGCATGATCGTCATAAACTTAATAGCCACAGGCTCATCTAATATACGCGGTTGTTCCATCCAACGAGCAAAAGCATGAACCATCCATGCTTCTACATCATGAGGCAGATTTACTGAACTACGTCCCTCTGCTTCTAATATTAAATCATAACTATGCTTAACGTATTCTTGCCAATGCTTCACGCTATCCTCTGTTAGTCTTTAAGATACTACTCAATTGCCATTTCCATTTACTATGAGCATCAATACGTTCTGCTATAAAGTTGGCAATACCTTGCTCATCTGCCTCTTCACATAGATGAAATGTTTCTTTTAATAGCACAATAATCTTTTGATTATCATCGTACAATTCTTGTATCATTAGTTCAGCACGAGGTACCTTTAATTGTTCGTCGATTACACTCAACTCTTGATATCTTGCCAATGATCCAGGAGTATATGAATCCAGTTGTCTAATAATTTCTCCTAGTGTATCAATAGTGCCATAGACTTCGGTATATAAATCACCTAAGAATGAGTGATATTGAGGGAAGTTTGGACCTTCTACATTAAAATGAAATCCATGTGTTTTAACATAAAACGTGAACGTAGTACCTAAAACAACTTTAAGTTTTTCTTGTAACATAAATTTAATATCCTAAATGTTATACCTTTTTATGAATTTCCCTGTCCTTGGGTTTCGTACTTAGTTCTTTATTCTTAGAACGATGCGATTTCATAAACAAATTCATCTCTTTTTTTAATTTCTCTTTTAATTGTTCTTCGCTAAGTTCATCTTCAAACATAGCAGATTCTTCTTTGATATAGCCATCTTGATATCTTCTACGAATACTAATTTTAGCTCGTTCTACATCTGAACGCTTGGCAAATCTATGGCCATCTCGTCCGTAAGTTAAATGTATTTCGGTTTTTGGAAGAATTTGAGGACGATTTTTATCTTTTGTATTTGTTTTATCGTTTATGTATATATTTTCGGATCCAGTAGTGACCTCTAAATTTTTAATTCCCAACTTATTGATTAACTTATTGATTTCATTGATGGCATCATCAGCGTTAATGATTTCATCGTCGTTGATTAAATCAGCGCGACTCAGATCTGCTAGCTGCCTGATAAATTCTTTAGGATCACGGGCTTCTGTAACTTCATGTAGAGTATGATCGCCGATATCGTTTATATTATGCCAAAATTCTTTGACCCAATCTTCATTACCATACTTCTCAATAAAATCTTTCAACTCCAGTTGTTCGGCATCGGCATGCATGATATCTTTCATGGCACCTTCCGCCACACCCATTATCCTCGGTAAATCAGCATTAAACTTTAGAATAAGAGCAGTTCTGAACTTATTATACAAGTCTACTGACGAAAATGTAAAAGTGTTAGACACAGACAGATCGCGCATTGTTTCAGATGGGTATCTGATCTGACCTTTATCTGATTTAAAAACTAGTTGACCCTTAGATTTACCCAAATACTCTAAGTAACGAGGTTTGGCTAATGTCATTATTTTATTGCCTACTAATGACAACGGAGCCACAATGTATCTGTTATTCTTTTCTGGCGTAGATGACATATTGAACAATGACATAAAATAAGATTTTTCATTCTCATCAATGGATTCAAATAGATTGCCTTTAGTGTAATATTCTTCAAATATTGTCATTTTATTATCTAGACTTAGTCCAGAGTCAAGTGATTTCCACGAAAAACTTTCCGTCACCTTCTTCTTTCTTATATCAAGAATGACAGCTGGATTACCGCCGCCAAACATTGAGTCGAATGATCTTTTTGATTGTTGTTTAGTATCTGATTGTCTTTGTTTTTTTACTGCTTTTTTACTAGTAATATCTTTTAGTATTTGATCAAATTTGATGTCACCAGTTGCTTCCGCCACATCTTCTTTCATATTCTGTTTACGCAATTCCCAATCAGCGGGAGTTGCTTGTCTAATCAAGTTTAGATACTTGTCCACAGGAACTGCTTTTATTTCTACAGGTTTGATTCCTTTTACTCCGGGTTTTGAATAAAATTCCCTATTGTGGGCACCTTGAACAAACTGCGGTTTACCATCGGGTCCGTTCATCGGCAACTTGTGTAAGTAAACATTTTCACCTTTTCTAATCTTGCCACTGAATAAAACCATCTGCGGATCGTTGGGAAACATTGCGGTATCTGAATCAGGAGTAGTCAATCCACCAACTGCTATAGCAACTTTTGGATCACTTGTGGCATAGATAGCATTCTGATTGCTACCAGCCGCACCGCCCGTATCAACTGATTGGCGTGGTTCTAACATAGGAATCTTTTGTCTTGAACCGTGCCATAGATATTGTTGTTCCAAGCCTTCCGCCACACCTTGCTTACCCTCATACACATCATCAAAACCGCCGTTCTCAAGCATATTGTGAGCAAGGGCCGCTTGAATCATACCGTCATAGTCGTTTTCAATCTTTGTTAGTATAGCATGTAATCGTCGCTTACTGCCGTCTGTCATAGACAAGAAATGTTCTACATCATCACGAGCATCTTCCCATACTTGATAGCCTACGTCTTCGGGCCAATCTTCCATTCGCCCATGCTCATCTTCTAATCTTTCAGCATAACGATTGATACCGTTCTCAACGGATCTATACATTTTTTGCTTGTCATGATCACTTAAGATTTTTGCTTCCGCCACACCTTGCTTTTTCAAAATTTCAAGTGCGTCTTTTTCCATCTTCTTTACGGTAATAGGCTTAACAGGAACTTCCTTACCTTTGAAATAGTCAGAACCTTTTTTATCTCTTGAACCATAGGTGC